CCGCCCGGTCGGCGACCGGACGCGCCGCGATCCGAGGCCACACGGACCGGCTGGAGGCGATCGGCCAGCGGCTGGTCATCGTGTCGTCCTCGCCGCTGGAGTGCCCGCTGTGCCGCCCGTGGGAGGGCAAGGTGCTGTCCCTCGGGGGCCTGTCCGGGGAGCGCACCGTCACGGTGCAGCACGCGACCCGGGACGGGCATCCCGTGAGCGTGGACATCGCCGGCAGCTTGGAGGAGGCCCAAGCGGCAGGCCTGTTCCATCCGAACTGCCGCCACTCGCTGTCGCTCTACCTGCCCGGTGTCACCACCCCGGCGCCCTCGCCGCCCCACCCGGGCGGCGCCACCTACGAGGACACCCAGCAGCAGCGCTACCTGGAGCGGCAGGTCCGCCAGTGGAAGCGCCGCCAAGCGGTGGCCGTCGACGACCAGGCGAAGCGCCTGGCCGGCCAGAAGGTCCGCGCGTACCAGAAGCGGATCCGCGAGCTCACCGCCGAGAAGCAGCTGCCGCGCAAGCCTGCGCGGGAGCAGATCGGCACGGCCCGCTGAAGCACCGTCGGCCCGCCAGGCGCGGGCCCCGATGAGCCCCTGGAGGGCACACCATGCGCACCAATTCCCTGCCCCGCCCTTCGTTGCCCGGCCTCGCCTCGGCCTGGGCCCACCCCTACGGCCACGGCCCTTTCTCCGCGGTGCTCTACGCGGATGGAGGCGACGGGGCCGGCGACGGCTCCGGATCCACCGGCGGCGCCGCTGACGCAGGTCAGACGGCCGCGACGGGTACCGCTGACGGCCAGCAGGCCGCTGGCGCGGGAACCCAGCAGGGGGCCGGCAGCGACGCGACCGCCGATCTCGCGGCGACCGTCGCCCGCCTGGAGCGCGACCTCGCCGCCGCCCGCAAGGAGGCCGGCGCCGCCCGCGTCAACGCCAAGGCGACCGCCGCCGAGGAGGCCAAGGCGGAGCTTGCCCAGCAGATCGGCAAGGCCCTCGGCCTCGTCAAGGACGACGGCCCGCCGGACCCGGCGAAGCTCACCGAGCAGATCACCGCGCAGACCAGCCGCATCACCGAGCTGGAGAGCGCCCGGCGCGCACAGCAGGTCGAGCTGGCCGTGCACTCCCTCGCGGACAAGCACCAGGCCAAGGCCGCCGTCCTCCTCGACTCCCGCTCCTTCGTCAAGGCCATCCGTGAACTTGACCCGGCCGCCGGCGACTTCACCACCCAGCTCGACGCCGCCATCAAGACGGCAGTCAGCAACAACCCCAGCTTCCGCTCCGGGCCCCAGGCGGGCCGCAGCGGCGCCGACCTCACCGGCGGGACCGGCGAGGCCACCAAGGAACGACCCAAGACCCTCGGCGCCGCGATCAGCGGCCACTACCAGACCTGACAAGGAGGCACCTCGTGCCTGTCACTCTCGCCCAGGCCCAGCTCAACACCCTGCCGGACATCGACTGGACCGTCATCGACACCCTGCGCCGCAACTCCTGGGTGCTCGACCAGATGGTGTGGGACGACACCGTCACCCCCGGTACCGGCGGCGGCTCCCTCACCTACGGCTACACCCGCATCCTCGCGGCGGCCGCCGCGAGCTTCCGCAACTTCAACGAGGAGTACCCGGCGTCACAGGCGACGCGCCAGCAGTTCACGGTACCGCTGCACCCCCTCGGCGGCTCGTTCACCGTCGACCGGACCCTCGCGACGCTCGGCAACGCCGCGACCAACGAGATCATGTTCCAGCTGTCCCAGAAGATCACCAGCGTGCGGACCCTGTTCCAGCAGCAGCTGATCCTCGGCGACACGGCGGTGGACGCCGCTGGCTTCGACGGCCTCGACAAGTCGCTGACCGGCACGAACACCGAGTACCTGCCGGTCAACGAGGGCAACGCGCTCGGCTACACCGACTGGTCCGCCTCGGCGATCACCACCGAAGACAAGGCCATGGCCGCGTTCGACAGCCTCGACGACTGGCTGTCGCGGATCCTCGCCTCCCAGGTCGGCGACGGCTCCGGCGGCAGCACCGCCACCGGCGCCCTGCCGCCCGGCACCAAGGGCATCCTCGGCAACACCAAGAGCATCGCGCGCCTGCGCTCCCTCGCCCGCCGCGCCTCGCAGTTCACGTCCGTCAAGGACGACCTCGGCCGGCAGATCGACATGTACGGCCAGTGGGTCCTCGTCGACATGGGCGACCGCGTCGACGGGTCCGCGCCGATCATCCCGATCCAGACGCGGGACCCCGACGGCGGCGGCGCCGGCGGCAACATCACCGGCCTGACCGACCTGTACGCCGTCTCCTTCGGCCTCGACGCGATGCACGGCGCGTCCGTCTCCGGTAAGCCGCTCATCCAGACGTGGCTGCCCGACTACTCGATCCCGGGTGCCGTCAAGTCCGGTGAGGTCGAGATGGGCCCGCTCGCCATGGTCCTGCGCAACACCCGCACCTGCGGCGTGTTCCGGAACGTGAAGGTGTCCTGACGTGGCCACCTACCTCGTCTCCGCGCCCCGCCCGGACCACCAGGGCGCCATCGTCGGCGTGCACTTCCGCGACGGCGTCGCCACGGTCGACCCCGCCGCCGACAGCACCCAGCAGGCCGCCCTCCAGTACTTCCGGCGGGCCGGCTACAGCATCGTCGCCATCGACGAGACCCCCGACACCGAGCCCGCGGGCAGGACCCGCACGGCCACCAGCAAGGGAGCGAACCAGTGACCGTTCAGGGCCGATTCCTCGGACTCGTCCGCGACGAGCTCGCCGCCGCCTCCGACCAGGCCCGCCAGGCACTGGCCGGCGCCGACCCCACCAGCGCGTTCTACCGGGCGAACATGCGCCGCCTGGACGCCACGGCGGACACCGGCGCGCTCACCACCCAGGTCATGACATCCGTCCCGATGTACCTGCGTCGGGGCGACGTCGTCACCAACATCTCGGTGCGCTCCGGCGCGACCGCCGCCGGCACCCCCACCAACTATTGGTTCGCGCTGTACAGCTCGGCCGCGACGCCGGCGCTGCTCGGCCAGACCGCCGACCAGCTGACCGCGGCGTGGGGCGCCACCACCAACAAGACGCTGCCGCTGGCCTCCCCGGTGACCATCACCGCCGACGGCGTGTACTGGGTCGCGATCATGGTCAAGGCGACCACCGTCCCGACCCTGGTCGGCGCCTCCACCACCGCCAGCGCAGGCATCACCACCGGCGAGAAGAACCTCGCCCAGACGTCCGGCTCCGCGCTCGTCGCGACGGCCCCGGCGACCATCGCCTCCCCGACCGCGGCGGCCACCGTGCCGCTCGTGATCCTCACCTGAGAGGGGCTGACCCATGGCACGCACCGACATCTCCGCCGTGCAGGCGGTCACGACGGCCGGCATCACGCCGACGTTCGACGCCGCGAACGCGTCCGGCGGGCAGATGTTCGCCAACAACGGCCGCAGGATCCTGCGCGTCAAGAACGGCTCGGGCTCGGCCGTGACCGTCACGGTGAACATCCCGGCCACCCTCGACGGCGTTGCGCCGGCTAACGGCGGCAAGCAGATCACCGTGCCGGCCACCACCGGCGACATGGTGATCGGCCCGTTCCCGTCGACCACGTACAACCAGGCCGACGGCAAGGTGTACGTCGATTTCTCCGCCGCCACGTCCGTGACGCTGGCGGTGCTGGAGGTCTCCCCGGCATGAGCACCCGCGTGTACGCCACCGAGTCCGACTACCAGGCGTACACCGGGCAGGCTCCGGACGCGGACACCACGCGGCTCCTCGCCCGGGCCTCGCAGTTCCTCGACGCGCAGGTGTTCCGCATGTGCTGGTACGTCGCCGACCCGACCACCGGCCTGCCGACGGACGCCCTGGTCGCTGCCGCGTTCCGCGACGCGGTGTGCGCCCAGGTCCAGTGGTGGGACGAACTCGGCGACCCGCTCGGCGTCGTCGGCGTCGGCTGGGGCGCGGTGCACATCGGCACCGCGCACCTCCAGCGCTCGGTGACGGCCGTCAGCGGCCACGACTCCCCGTCCCGTCAGCCCGCCCCGCAGGTATGGGACGCGCTGACGGCCCCGGACCTGACACCCGAGCGGTTCCGCATCGGGTCGGTGACGCTCCAGTGAGCCGGCTGCCTGGCTGGATCATGCGGCACCGCGTGAGCGTCGAGCCGTACCTCGGGGACTCGGCGTACGGCCCCAAGTACGGGCCGCTGGTGGCCGGGGTCCGGTGCTTCCTCGACCAGCAGACCCGCCTGGTGCGGGCCAAGGACGGCCGAGAGGTCACCAGCAGCTCAACCTTCTACGCGGCGCTCGCAACCGTCGCCCCGCCCGGGTCCCGGGTGACGCTCCCTGACGGCCGTCAGACGACCGTCATCGCAGCCCTGCGCCGCGACGGCGCCGGCCTCGGAACCCCGGACCACCTCGAAGTCCAACTCACATGAGGAGGGACCCATGGCGTCGCGCTTCGAGTTCCGCGGCAGGCAGTGGCTACGGGAGGCCAAGGCGGCCGCCGCCCGCGGCATGGAACTCGGCATGGAGCACGCCCTCGCCGAGTCGAAGAAGGTCGTCCCCCTGGACGAGGGCACCCTGGAACGCTCGGGCAAGGCGAGTGTCGAGGTCCAGAGCGGCCGCATCCGCGGCACCGTCTCCTACGACACCCCGTACGCGGTCCGCCAGCACGAAGAGCTGGACTGGCAGCACGCGCCCGGCCGGACCGCCAAGTACTTGGAGCGGCCCTTCGCCGAGTCGCGGCCCGTCGTCGTGGACCTCATCGCGGCGGAGATCCGCCGCGCCGGGCTGGGGGGCGGCTCCGTTGGCTGACCTCCTCGACGGCATGGCCCGCTACCTCGCCGGCCTGGGCCTGGTCGTCTACGACCCCGACGGCACCTCGGGGGACTGCTTCATCGACACGATGCCACCGCAGCCGGACGCCGCCGTCGCGCTCGGCGCGTACGGACTTGGCGAGCCCGACCCCCTCAACGACGACGACGAGTCCGGGCTGCAGGTGCGGGTGCGCGGCGGTCCGGACCCGCGCCCGTCCCGCGCCCGCTGCCAGGCGATCTACTCCGCGCTCCAGGGCCTCGCCAGCGTGGCGCTGCCGGACGGCACGTGGCTGATCCTCGCGGCCGCCCAGCAGACCACCACGCCGCTCGGCACCGACGCGAACGGCCGCCATGAGCACGTCGTCAACTTCCGCTTGAACACCGTCAATCCGACAGCGAACCGCAGCTAAGGAGGGCCTGATGGCCACGAAGAAGATCGCCGCCCGGGGGTGGCTTTTCCAGGTCGCCGTCGGGGCGACCCCCACCTGGACGAACATCGCCGGACTCAAGACGTTCACGTACAACGCCGGCGACAAGGACGCCCACACCGAGACGACGGACTTCGACAGCGGCGGCCAGTACGAGGAGACCGTCCTGCAGCGCGGCGGCTCCATCAAGCTGGAGGGCCAGCGCCGCATCGACCCCGTCACGGGTGGCGCTGACGCAGGTCAGGCCGCCCTCGACATCCTGGCGCAGGGCGTCGCTGACGCCTCCATCGGGCAGATCCGCTTTCGGTACAACACGGAGGTGCTGTGGCGGGTGTGGAACATCACCGCCAAGTCCACCGAGCAGGGCGGCGGCACCAACGACATGTCGAAGTGGGGCATGGAGCTGGTCCGCACCGGCGCCGAGTCCACGGCGCCGGCCCCGTGAGCCGCCGCCCCCAGCGCGCCCAGCCGCGACCCGCCGCCCCGCAGCGCCCGGCCCCCGTCGAGGAGTTCGACGAGGACTACGACGTCGACTCGGAGGAACTCGACGACACCGTCGACGACGAGTACGACGACGAGGACGAGCCGCTCGACGCGGTCGACGCCGATGCGTTCTTCGCCGCCGAGCTGTCCGCGGTCCGGCCGGCCGTCCTCGTCCTCTACGGGCAGGAGTACGTCCTTCCGACCCGCACCCCCTTGTCGTTCTCGCTGCTGGCCGAGAGGCACGCCACCGAGGAGAGCCTCAGCACGTTCCGCAAGGTGCTCACTCCGGTGTTCGGGGAGGAGGCCCTCGACGACTGGCTCGACCGGGGCATCGACGAGCGGAAGCTCGCGATCGTCCTGATGTTCGCCGCCCAGAACATGGACCGGCCCGGGTCGGCGACCCTGGCGGACTGCGCGCGCAGGTACGCGGAGCAGGACGCCCGGGGAAAAGCCCTGAACCGGGCGGCCAGGCGCGCCGGTTCTGGCGGGCGGTCCTCACGCACTGGCCGCTCGTAGAGGCAGACCTGCACCGCGAGTACGGCCTCGGCCCGGCCGCCGTCGCCGCCCTGTCCACCCGGGAGTTCCTCGTCCGCATCGGCGGGCTGTCCGCCGATGCCCGCTGGCCACAGGCGTACCGCCAGGTCCCGCACCACGCGGACAGCCCCGAGGCCATCGCCAACGTCTTCGGCACCTACTACGGCGGCGAGCCGCCGGACAACTGAATCGTGGAGGTGCCTGTGAACGTCGGCGAGTTGACAGCCACATTCGATCTTGACGTCGATGAGTCCGGGTTCGCCGAGGCCGAGGCTCAGATGGAGGAGCTGCGCAGGGGCGCTGACGGGCGTCTGCGGGACCTGCGCGGGCGGTTCGTCTCCGAGTCCCGGCTTATGGGCAGGGCTCTCAGCGACGGCATCGAGACCGGCACGGAGGCAGTCGAGGCGCTCGATGACGTCGACGTCACGATCGACGTCGAGGTCGACGCCACCGACGCCGAGGCCGGCATCGCTGAGGTCGAGGTCGACCTCGACGAGCTGCGGCGCCGGACTGCGGACACCGCCGCGTCGATCCGCCGGGACATGTCGGCGGCGCTGCGGCGCCTTCCGAACGTCCGAATCGACGCGGACTCCACCCCCCTCGACGAACAGCTCGTGCGCGTACGTCAGTCCATGCGCGACCTG